TGCTTTTTGAACTTGTCCATACCTGTCGATTTTGAAATCACATAAGGTGGGTCCGTGAGGATGAGGTCGACGGACCCGTCTTTCACGTCTTTAAGGAGGTCCAGGCCATTACAGTGACGAACTTCTATCATTACAACAATCTATAGGCTATGCTTTAGACTCCCTCCTTATGGCCACCTCTGGACTGTACTTCTCGATCAAGTCCAAGACGAGGTCTTGATCGCGAGGCATGGTTTCTAATTAGTTGGCGTACCGCAAGCCGGCGAGAAGGTTGCTGAAGGTGAGGATGTTCAAATTCACAGCGTAGATTTTATCCGTCAGGGCCAGGGTCTCGCTCACTATTTCGAGCGATTGAACCCTACTCGCGTTCAAGTGACCGGTGGGTTGTAAAAGACTGGTTGTTTGGCAGAATGGATACAAGAATATGTCCGGGAAGGTCACATTCGTCGTATGATAATAGAAGGGACAATCCACGAAGTGTGGTTTCCCATACCTAAAGGGGAAGAGGTCGACGCCGTTGACTTTGATCTTAAGGCGGTTGGTGGTTTGCTTGAGGGGTGAATTGCTCGCGTTGTTCGCTGAGCAGATGAATTTGATCGGGTGGTTGAGGGCGGTGAGGTCTTGGATGACGTCGTTGCTCGCGTTCACCTCCTGGACTTGGTAGATGAGTTGGTGACGGGTCTGTCCGGTGCCGAAGAAGTTTCTCTCCGCCTCGTCGAGGTAGTAGTACATCGAGAAGCACTCCCAGTTGTAGTTGACGATGTTGGCGTTCGCGCCCCACCGGACCCTGATCTCCACCTCCTGGAGGCTGCACGCAGCCATGGGGAAGGCCGAGGCCGCGTTCTCGCACCACCAGAAGCGAAGGGGGAAGAAATAGGACGCCACGCCCACGCCCGGGTGGGGACCGTTGGACGCCGTGGACACGTTCTTGGCGAAGAGATCGACCAGGGACTTTTCCATGAACTCGGACGTCTGACGGTCGATGACGGTGCCGCCCACGACGAATTCCACGGACTCGATGAGGGTCGTCCAGTCCGTCGTGGATTGGGCCTCGCCCCCGACGTCGAAGCTGAGGTAGGTGTACCCGACCAAGTCACCCGTCCTGCGCAGTTGGATGGTGCTCAGACCGCCCGCCTTGGGCTGGCCCCGGATGTCGTTCTTCTCGACGACGCTCGCGAAGTGGGTGTGCTTCTTGTACACTTGGGTGAAGAGGCTGTGGCTCTCGCCGACGATCCACTCGTCTTGAATCCCCCGACACGCGAGGAGAGCGGCTCCACTCATGGTTCTGACATAGAACTAGAAATTAAACATTCATCTTGCGGCACGTGAATCGAAGGACGAGGAAGTTATTGGCCACGGACAGGGAGCTGTTCTTGATGGTGTTCCCGTTATGGTCCAACAATCGAACGGTGAGCCTGTCCAGTCTCCGGATGGGGTCGATGTATTGGGTCACCACCGGGTAGTTATCGGTGAAGTGCACGAGAGCGTCGGTGCCGGCGTGGACGCCATCGCTCGTCACCAGGGACGCGAAGGAGCCTCTGACGGTGGAGATGCTCCCTTGTCCCGTGGAGACGTTGGAAGCACGATCACTGAAGATGGAGTTCAACTCGTCGATGCTCACGTACACGTGCTCGGTGCTCACGTTGGAGTGAATGTGGGCGGCCAAGAGCCTGGCTTGCACGACGTTCTTCAGGGGTTGCATCAGGTGCGCCGTGAAGGTGTTGGCGCTGTCTTGCCCGATGGTATCAACAGTGATGGTGTGAAACTCGTATTCCAAGTTCGGGATGGTCGTCGGGGCGGTGATGAGGGCCATCTTTATGCTTTATCTCTAGATAATTTTAAACCAGCGTTCCCCCGACGCCGTCCTTGATTTCGTAGTCAGCCTGGGAGCGCACGAACTTTTGGGCCATGCACACGCCGTCCCGACCGTTGGCGTACGGCGAGCCTTCCTTCTCACCCGGCAAGCACTTGAGGTCGCGCGGGAGTTCGAAGAAGGCGCCGGCCGGGGCCGGGTTCTCTTGTTCGATGACGATCGGTCGCGGGCTGTACGCGCTGCGCGTCACGCCTACGGCGAGGATGAGCGCGATGAGAATGGCGATCCACATAAGGGTACGACGGTTGGTAGCGTTAAGCATCCTGGTGTTATGCCATGGGCGGATATTTTATTTCACGTGAAGTGCGTTAAAGACTTGGTCTTAAAACATCCCAGGATAGAAGAGCCCCCATGGAAGAGATCGTACTCGACAGAAGTGGCCCCACCGTCATGAAGTTGGGCCCGGAAGAGCAAGCGCTTATGGACGAGATCAGCATCGAACCGCCACGCCCCAGGCAGAAGCTTCCACCGAAGCCGTCTGTGTACAAGCCACCGCGACGGGACGACGCCGAGCCCATGGAGGATCTGGATGCGTTCGTCAACCCGACCAAGCAACACGTGCCCAAGGAACCACCACCCCAAGAGTTTGATTACGGCGACGACCCCGAAGACGATTACGACGACGTCGGCGTGGGCGGTGGCGGTGGTGGGTACGGGGACGACGAGGAGGACCCGGCGGACCGCCCGTCCAAGGGGTACACGACCATCGAGGAGGAGAAGACGGATCTCATGAACAAGTTGATTCGTCTGGAGAAGAAAGGGTTCAACTACAATAAGCGACTTTCGGCCTATAGTTCCGTGGAGGACTTGAGGAACGAAGTCAAGCGAATCTCCTATAACATAGAGGTCGAACAGTCCATCAAATTCTCCAGACGGGCTTTGATCGCCTGTGTCACCGGCCTGGAGTTCCTCAACAAGAAGTTTGATCCCTTCTCCATCGAGTTGAATGGTTGGTCCGAGTCCGTAATGGACGGCATTTCAGACTATGATGACGTGTTCGAACGACTTTACATAAAATACAGATCCAAGGTCCAAATGGCCCCAGAGATCCAACTCTTGCTCATGGTCGGTGGATCAGCCATGATGTTTCACCTCAGTGCATCGTTCACCAAGAACCTTCCGAACATGGAATCGGTCATCAAGAACAACCCCGACCTGATCAAGAACGTGATGTCCGCGATGTCCCAACAGCAGCAAGCCGCGGCGCCACCGCCGAGCGCTGATGGTGGTGGAGGGGAGTACGAGATGCAGGGCCCAGGCATCGATCTGAGCGCCCTCATGGGTGGCATCTCCATGCCCCCGCCCCCGATGAACACCTCGGTGATTCGCCCGGAGGTTCCGATCGAGGAAGAGGACGACGACATCTCAGACATCGTCTCCGAAGCCGAGGGTGGAGACTTTGCGAACGACAGCGACGTCAAGGAAGTCACCGTGAAGGCGGCCCCCAAGAAGAGAGGTCGAAAGAAGAAGAATGAAATCAGTCTGTAAAATTTTGTGATACATATATATGACTATTGCTTACTGTCCACTGGATGAAGAGCCTCCGGTGCGACTCCCACCGAAGGCGGTCGCGCGCAAACGTCAGCAGCGCAGACCGGTTCCCGTGAAGGAGGACACGGAGGTGAACTACCTCGTTCTGTTTTTTCTGGCGGGGACGGTGTTTCTCGCTCTGACTGACTCGATGAAGAAGTAGGCGACGTCGGCACGGACTGCGTCTGCCAGTACCAGGGCCACTCCACCACCGGTGAGCCTATCTCCAACTCGTACTCATCGACGGCAACATCTTCGTATGCGCTGTCGTCGATGAATATGTTTTCGTTCATCCTGCCTCACGCGTGCGTCGCTTAGTAAGGATTCGCCAGTGACCACTTGGTCTTCGGGTTGTTCGGGTCGTACTGCACCGACAGGAGCTTCCCGTCCCTGGCGCTCATTAGTTGCACAGATAGGTCGTATTGATAAATGCGTTGGTTTTGTGTGTAATATGGTTTTATAGTGACCTGAGTGGCCGTCGTCGTCACCGTCTTCGACCACGGGTAGGCACCCCCGAATATGTTCTTCGTGCCAACCTGTATGGGCGTGGCCGACAGCGCACCGGACGAGTGCCCACCCTGGAGTTCGAGGGTCATCGTGCTCACGTAATTGTTCGCGTTCGGGTTGCTCGTCTCCCTGAGCATGGCGACTATTTTGGCGTAAAAGGCACCTTGGGCAAAGTTGAGCATGATGGTCTTCGAACCCGTACCCAACTCGAAGGAGGTGGAGTAAAACTTGCTCGCGACGTTGTCATCGCAGATGATGGTGCCACCGACCACGTGGAGGGCGGTCTGTGGGTTGGCGATGCCGATACCCAAACCCGCGGAGGCACCGAATTGGATGGAACCACCGAATGAAATGTTCGAGGTGACGTTGAGGTCACCCTTCACCGTCAGGGAGTTCGTCAGTGGGTTCTGGGGGTTGACGAAGACGTTCCCCGTGGTGTCTAGGTAGATGTTCCCAGTGGACGACGCCGTCTTAAACTCGACGAAGCTGTTCCCCGTGCTCGTCTCGAAGCGGGGCTTGGCGTCGTAGAGGTGCAAACCAGTGGCCGGGGCGGTGGTGTTCACCCCGACCCTGCTTTCGTTGGTGATGGTGAGGACGTTACTTTCGATGGAGTTGTTGGCGGTGGCGAAGATGAGACCGGCTCGGGAGTTCTTTATGGAGTACCCGCGAATCATCCCCCCGTACCCGTTCTCCGTCCACACCCGCACACCCGTGGCCTTCGAGCCAGTGCTCGGCATGTCGGATTGGATCGTGAGCACGTCCACGTTGGTCGTCTCTTGGGTGTAGCAGTGCACCGACGTCGCGGGATTGGCCGTGCCCAAACCCACGAATGCGTTCGAGGCGACACGGATGGCCTCGTCCCCACCCCCGGCGAGCACGATGGTGTCGTAGTTGGAGATGGACTCGATGACGTTCTGTTGGGACGACGACTCGGAGTACATGAACATCTTGGTCGTGCTAAATCTGCTCTCCGCGGCGTCCAACTCCGGGACGCGAATCTCCCCCTTCACGTACAGGGACGTCTTGTTGTCGGCGTTCACCTCGTCGGCGTAGTCCATGTTGATCATCACCCGTCGCTCGTCCGTGACCGTCATGACCGGCACGAGGGTGTCACCGTTGGCGTCGACGTCTTCGCGGTAATCGTCAAAGGTCGTGATGCTGTTGACGTCCGACGGGTAGGTGTGGAAGACGTGCCTGGCGGCGACGTGTCTGATTTGATCCGGGCCGTCGGTACCACCCGTCTCCGCACCCTTGAAGATGAGAAGCTCGGACTTACCAGTGTTGGTGTACTCGCGCTCCTCGAGGAACGTGTGGAAGAAGGGTCGACCCGTCCCATCGTTGTACAAATCCTCCTGACTCTGTTGGTTGAAGCTCAGACCTTGGAAGGCGAGGAAGTGCCCGACGCGGACGTCACCGGCCACCGTGCAGTACAGTGGGGTTTGATCCGTGCCGATGCCCACGTTACTGTTCGCCCCGGAGATGTACAGGGACGTCGACTCGACGTTACTCACACTGAAGGCGTTACTGGTGATGCGGAAGTCTTGGGTGTCGTTGGAGTTGTCCACGCCCACGGTCCACCCGAAGTAGTAGGGCGCGATGTCCGGGTTGTTGATGGCGTAGGACGAGAAGGCGTCACCGCTCTCTTTGTCCGCGAACATCATCGAGATGGCGTCGACCGCGGTCGATCCGGTCTTGATCCCGTGCACTACCAACCCGTTCGTCAAGGGATTGCGCGCACCCTCGGAGACCATTTCCAATTTACCACCCGGGGATTGACTGGAGATGCCCACGCGTCCGTCCGAGCGGATGGTCATGATACCCACACTGTCGTACGCATCGTGCGCCATGTTGATGTCCAACCGCGTCCGCGAGTTCGTTCCAGAGGTGTACTTGAGCAATTTAAAGTCCACGCGCTGACCGTAGTTCGAGCCTGTCCCTTGCCTACACAACTGGAGCACGTGTTCGGGGCTCGTCGTCGTCGACACCGGGCTCGTGATGGCCATCGGCGCGTTGTGGGTGAATGTCCCGCGTTGGACCACTTGGGGGTTGACGAAGACCGATCCACCCGAGGTTTGGAAGATGCCCTCGGGTTGGGTGCTCCCCACGCCCACCCGACCGGTGTCTTTGATGGTCAACCGCGTCGTCGCGGACGCACCCGACGTCGTGGCGATGTTAAAGCTTCCACCTGACGCCAGACGGTGTTGGAAGTGGGACGATCCCGTGGTCTGATCGGTGTACAGTTGGGAACTCACGTTGGACGTGCTGAAGGTGTTCCCCAAGATGAGGACGTTGGATCCGGTCACGTGCACGTTGCCACCCACGGTCATTCGGTTCACCGGGAAGGCGTTGTTCACACCGATGAACCCGTCCGAGTTGATTCGCAACCGCTCGGTGTTCTTGGTCTTCATGATGATGTGTTGGGCGTCCGTCTGCCCGGCCGAGATTTGGATGGTGGAGGTGTTCGCCTCGAGGGGACCAGCCTTGAGGATTAACGCCCGGAAGTCGTTATCCGCGCCGGTGTCGTTGGCGTGAATGGTCACCTGACCGGTCGATCGCATGAAGTAGTCGGTGTCGTCGTCTACGCCTTGGGTGCCACCGATGCGAATGTTCCCGGCGACGTGCAATTTCTCATCCGCCATCATCGTTCCCACGCCCAAGTTGGAGGTGACGAAGACGTTATCAGACATCGTGTTCCCATGGACCATAACGGCGGTCGGGAACCTCGACCTATCTGCGTGGACGTGAAGGACGTCACCGATGCACAGATTGTGTCCCTCCTCTGGGTTGGTGTTGGCGATGATGACACGGTCGGTGGTGTACAAATTGGAAAAGTGGGCGTTCCCCGTGACGTCGAAGACGTAATCCGCGGCATCGTCGATGACCACGTTACTCCCCAAGTTGAACGAGTGGCCGATGGTGATCCGTTCGCTGTAGGTGTTCCCACTCACGAAGAGGACGTTACTTGCTTGGTCATCCGCCCACAGATTGCTTCCGACGGAAAAGTTATAGTCCGGATTGGCGTTGGCGACGGCCAAGCGGGAGGAGCTGTACATCGTCCCGATCACGCTCACGTTGATCTCCTCGCTCGTGGGGACGATGGTCTGGTCCGCGGGCCCGTACTGGGTGCGACCCAAGATGAGCTCGTCCTTCGGGCCGTGGATGTAACCGACGAACACGTTGGACTCGTTGTATTGGTGGAACACCAACGCCGTGTCATTATCCGCCGTCCCCCCGACACCCATCTCGATGATGCTGTCCGTCGTCGACGAGTTGGTGTAGCTGACGTAGGTTGGGTTGTCACTCACGTGAAGGTTACCGAAAATCTGAACGTTACCGAAAGCCACCAAATCACCGCGCTTGGTGAGGTTACCTATGGCCACGTTCCCGGCGAAGACGGCGATGTTGGACCCGGTGTCGTTGAACTCCAAGTTTGAACCGAACGACAAACCCTCACTCGCCGTCACCTTGGTCGCCAAGAGGTTCCCGTTCACCACCAAGGCGTCCGTCGCCGTGCCCGTGCCGTCGATGATCACGTTACTCCCAACTTGCAAATCGTGCGTGGCGTAAATGTTCGACGCGCGGAACCGACCGTCCACGCCGGCCGTGTTCGCCTCCTCCCCGGCTTGAAGATCGACGAAAAAGTCCGCGTCCCCGACCTCGAAATCGTAGTTCGGGTTCGTGGTCTTGATACCGAACTGCTCCTCGACGAACATTCGCGCGAACCTGGCCCCTTCGTTCACCGTCAGACAGATGTTCTCGCCGTCATCCATCCAGAGAGACTGGCCCATTTGGAACGAGTGCTCTGGATCCAAAACATTGATACCGATGTTGGAGGTGAGGACGTTGGAGGCTTCGAGATCTGCAGTCTTGATGTTATCTAGCAGTTGCGAGGTCTGTTCTTCCACGGACTGTGGGTCAATCCGTGTGATGAAGACTTGGTCATAGCGTACTGTCCGCCCCATGCCCTTCTAACTTTAGTAAGGATAAAAATCACGACGCATACAACAAACCCGCCATCCCATCCTTAATGACCAGGCAGTTCCACGACAGGGCATAAATTCGAAGGTCCGAGTTCGGCTGGTCGATGCCCTTCTCCACCCCGCGAAGGTTGAGCTGGGCCGACGACAGACGACTGAAGTTGACGCTCCCTGAACTCTTGTACTCACTCGCTTGGTACTGGAAGTGATAGCAGTAGAAACGTGTAAAGTACGCACACTCGTTCTCGTTGTCCCAATCGATCTTCCCGTACTTGCTGTGGTAGTAGTTTTGGACGACGTGAAAGTACATCGCCGACATCTTCTCCACCAGGGCGACGGAGTTCAGGAGGATGTCACCCTCGAGGAAGGTCAAGCGGTCGTTCACGTGATCGGTGTTCGTCGCTCGGTATCCCCAGAACAACGATCGGACGGGGTGGTTCAAGACTGAGAGGTCAATCACGTTGTCACCCCCGGATTGGGTGACGTTGTTGACGACGTTGGACAGGGGGACTTGCATGGCTTGGGTCTGGTGGATGGCCAAGGTCAGGGGCTTCTTGATCATCTCCTCCCGTTCCTTGGTGTCCAACCAAATGTACTTGGCGTAACACCGAGCCTGTCGCTCCACAGGGGTGAGCGTCGCCACGTGGGCCAGGTCCAGGTTCACCCTGATTTCGACTTGATGGAACTGGAGGTTACACATCGGGAGGAAACCGCTGTCGTTGAAGAAGAAGTGCAGGGGCACGAAGTTCTCCGTCGCCTGGCTCACCTTGTTGCAAAATTCCTGTTCCTTGGTGTACGTGTCCGCGAGGTAGTGCGGCCAGACGTCCGTCAAGTACTCGAACGGGTGAGAGTCGATCTTCACCCCACCGATGTACAGGTCGATGGTGCTGTTGTAGAACAAGTTGCTCGCGATGAATTTACCCTCGAACCACACCGACGTGACCAAGTCCGCGTCGGGTGGGATGATGATGCTCACGTCCGTGTCCGAGATCGTCTTCAAGTACCGTGGGGCTTGGGCGAAATTGGTGGTTCTGGTGAACCTTTGACGAAACAGAGATGTCGTTGAGTCGTTATTAATGAAATGCACATCCTGGATGCCCCTGGAACTAAGAGCGACCAGGCTCATTACTACTACCATAATCAGATTTTAATCAAGCACGTACCGCGAGGCACGTCCGCGGCACCCGCGGCCTCCTCCGCGCCGCCACCACCGTGCACGACAAAGTTTCCTTGGCGGTACACCTTCATCCGTTTGTAGAACATCGCGCTCAGGATGGACCACTTGTCGTGGATGTCGTAGATTCGAGGGTTGTTCACCTTCCCGGGTGTCTCCCGCATGCACCGACCGATCGACTGGACGATGTCACTCTTGGGTGTGCACAGGACTACGGTATCCAGACTGCTTATGTCCAACCCCTCGTGCGCCTGACTAAACGTGGCGAAGATGATCGGCTTTTTCGAGCTCTCTTCCAACTGCTCGGGCTTCATACCGCCCATGTACAGTCCACTGGTTTTCGGGAAACACTGGTGGAGCATCTCGCAGTGCAAACGCCTATCCGAGAGGACCAAGACGTGCCGACCGGGGGATATCTTCTTGATGAGATTGACGAGCATCTTGTTCCGCTCTCGGTGTTCGACCAACTCCGTGATCATGCTCACCAAACTCAACTTCCCGTTCCTCGTCGTCGGGGGTGGACCACTGAACATGTCCGTCTCGAAGACGATCGGGAAGACCTCCACGCCTTCCCTCTTCTGCTCCACGGCGAAGAAGATGTCCCCGAGGAAGTGAAGCATCACCTTGCTCAATCCATCCTTCCTGTGGGGTGTCGCCGACAACCCGAACGTCCACCGAACGCCACCCAACTTGAACAGACTCTGACTGAACACCTTGGCGCAGATGTGGTGACACTCGTCCACGATGAGACACCCGATCTCGTCGAAGGCGTCCGCGGCGTACTCCTTCGAACTCAGACTCTGTAACATCGCGATGACAAAGTCCGCGTCCGTCTCCACCTTGTCCTGTTGCACCCGCCCGATGGTGGCCCCGGGGCAAAATTGTCTGATCCGTTCCTCCCACTGGGTGGCTAAGAACTCCTTGTGGACGATGACCATCGTTCGAAGGCCGATCTTCGCCGCGATCGCCAGGCTCACCGTGGTCTTCCCGTACCCACACGGAAGGCTGATCAGTCCACCCCTCTGAGGCGTCGCCAGAGCCTTTTGAAAACACTCGACCTGGCAGGTGGTGGTTCGGAGCTTACCGACAAATTCACAGGCCATCTTAGCCGGTCGGGGTCGTCGGTCTTCTCGAGGTGGTCCAAATTTATTAATTCCGTAGTGTCTTGGAACGCACACTGTATCCTTAGATGCTCGATAAATTCTAAAAGACGGTGGAAGAAAGGGGGTGTACTCATTGTTCACCTCTGGTCTTACCGTGAGTTCTTTTTTTACCGCAGCGACGTCGGGGACGTCCTTCGTCGCTATGACATAGCCTGATCTCGTGAGCATTGTTTGATACACGCCCTTACGTTTTAAGAGCCTTCAGGGCGGTGAGGCCGACCGCACCCGCGCCTTTGGCCACACCCAGGACCCCACCGGTCGCGTAGGACGTCCCGATCTGGGTGAGCATCGCCGGCACCGCCTGGTACATCTGGATGGTCCTCTGCTTGCTCGTGGAGTACCGCTCAGCCATGACGTACAGGACCAACGACCCAACCAACGGCGCGAACCTCTGGAGTTGGGTGAAGATGTAATCGAGGACTCTCTTCGAACGTCCCTCGAGCTTCTTGTACGGGAGCACGGACACCAACGAAAGGATCACCATGGCCAAGTAGCTCATCCCGGCGCCCGCCATCGACAAGCCCTTCCGGGTCTCGTTCAACTGGTTGCTCATGAAGAACTCGTACCGCAATTGGGTCTCCGTGGGTTTCGCACCCATCAAACTCAAGAACCACGCCACCTTGCCCTCCTTGGGGTTGGACAACACCGGTCGAAGGTAGGGGATCTTCCGCACGTGGTCCAACACTTGCCTGTCCATCAAGGTTGGGTTTTGGTACAGTTTGTACACGACGAAGAGCACGGAGAGGGTGTAGATGGCTTTGGCAATCTTACCCTCCACGATGAGCGACCGGATGTGATCCGCCGTCTTCACCGCCTCGGCCTTCATCTTGTCCATGAAGGATTTGCTCGCCCCCTTCACCTTGAGTTTGGGCATGGCCTTGTCGATGAGGGCCGTCTTGCTCTTGGTCTTGATCGCGTTCTCCGTGTCATTTCGGAGATTGAACGGGGTGTTGTTGGCGTCGTACCAAAACTCGTTCGACGCGTTCACGAAGACGTTTCGTCGTCGGCGAACCTTTTCCTTCTTCACATCCTTCTGGATGTTCGCGACGATGGCGTTCGCGTTCTGGATCTTCACCTTGGTCTTCGCCTTGGTCACCGCGTTTCGAAGCTCTTCGATGGTCAGGGGGACCCGCTTACCGTTGACATTCTTCGTGACACGTACCTTGAGCCGTCTCGCCTTTTCCTTCAGACGCTGAAGCTCGGCCATATATCCTCATGCTAGATTAAAATCCTTAAAGGCATCCACCATGGGCATGTATATAAGATGGCTCAAATCGTCGTTAAAGAAAACATCACCCGGACCCTCAACCAAATCGAGGAACTGACGCGGGAGATCTACCGCCTCGAAGGCGTCCTCCGGGTGTTCCAAGGCATGGCCGACAGTGGCGTCGAGACGATCGACGTCCCCGAAACCGATTAAGGACACCACATCATGTACGAACCGTGGTTGTTAGCCAATGTCTTCTTGTTCGGTTCGACCATCTTGCGGAGGTTGGCGTTCTTATAGAACCCCTTGGCGAAGACGTTGGCGCGCGCGTTTCTGTTTGAGGTCGAACGGCGCGTGCAGTCGAGATCGGTGGTCAAGCGGAACCCGTGCTTCTTGTAATAGCCCACCACGTGCCTGAGGGACGACAGGACGATGCCAGGGGCGTCGATCACGCGCGCGTACGTCTTGAGCGCTGAGATCATGGCCCGGCCCGTGGGCTCCATCTTGTTCGTTCTCGTCCGTCTGGACAGTCCACGACACACCACGTCTATGTACAAGTGACCGCTGTTCATCACCTTGATCGACGCGAACCCGCGCACGCTGCCACGGACGTTGTTCTTGTACTGGTCGTACGCCAACACGAGGAGATCCGCGTTGCGCACGCTCTGCCTGAAGTACGCCGGAGACACCTGGCCCCTACAGAGACTGGACGATCGCAGGATTTCTTGGGCCTTAAAGGCAAATAGTTTAGTGTCTGCTGACCTATCAATCACTTCCACGTCATTGACGTTGACGTTCATCTTGTAATAGACGAAGATTTGATTTTCCTGGTCGACACCACTTAAGCACACGCCCATGTTCAGCGCACGACACGTCGTCCTCACCGTCAAGGGTGAGCACCTCCTGACGCGCGCGTGGGGTGGATCCCTCACGCACACGTACGTGCAACCCTACCTCTCCGAACGCAAAGCTGTTGCCCTCACCAAGGGGCGGACCATCGTCATGCATCCGTACGGGGATGAGAGCCTCGGACGGCCCATGAACTTCATGGTCGAGGAAGTCATAGGCGGCGACTCGTTCGACCCCGACACGACGACCGTCCAGATACGGTCCACGATCGCCACCAATCCGTGGTTGGAGTACTACAGAATGTTTCGCGACTCCCCTGAATTCGCGTACATCCGACAGAAGGTCCTAGATTACGTCAACCTTTCGGGTGACCACTACGCGCTCCATGTAATCGAACAAGATCAGCATTAAAGAAAAGCCTCGAATTTCAAAGTAGTCATGGAATATTTGTATTTCAACGATGCGCGACTCCCTATCAAAGTCACGACGGAGACGACCGAGGTGACCCCGTTCACGTTTCAATCAGACATGACGATGTGGGAGACGCCGTCCATCCACCAATTCTTCTCACAGATCGATCCGGGGGGTGAGTTCAACATCGCCGACGTCGGCGCACAGTCTGGAAGCTACACCCTGTTTGCAAAGTATCTGCCAAAATCAAACTTTTATTCCTTCGAACCATTCGAGCAAAATTATAAGTGTCTCGCGGACAACGTCGAATTGAACGATTTGAAAAATGTACACACCTTCAAGGTGGCGCTCTCCAACGTGGCTGGTTCGAGCGTTCTGAACACGTCGGCGGGGCACAACGGCTTACACACGCTCGGAAAGACACCCAAGCGGTTCGACGACGTCGTACCGGTGGAGGTTCAGACGAAAACGCTTGATGAATACTTTCACGACGTCGACAGACCCGTCCACTTCATAAAGATCGACACCGAAGGGTGGGAACTTCGTATCTTAGAGGGTGGTCGAAAAACGATTGAAAAATATAAACCAATCATCCAATTGGAATGGGTCCCGGTTAATATGGAACAATGTGGCGTTACTGAGGGAGAACTAAAGGATTTCCTAGAAAATCTCCACTACGAACAGGCCCGAATGTGTGGTGAGGAGAGATTGTACAAACCAAAGACGGCATAATTCGACGCATCATGCCCATCCGCCCACGCGGTCGCCCATGGACCGTCGAGGAACACGCCCTGTTCCTCGACGGTCTCAAAGCCTTCGGTCCTTCCCACTGGAAAGAGATCAGCGTCCACTACGTGAAGACGCGCACGCCCGTTCAAGTCGCATCCCACGCACAGAAGTACTTCATCCACCTCAAGAAGAAGGAAGAGAACGCGCGAATGCGGAAGAAGAAGAGCATCTTCGACACCGACACCGGCGGGTCCCCGACGACGCCTCTGTCACCCGTCGAGTCCGACGAAGAAGAAGTTTCGTCCCCGCCACCGGAGGCCCCTGTCATGTACCCGTTCCTAGATCCAACAACCTTCTGGCACGCGTACTACGGGTGGCTCCGTATGAATACGAACGTCGTGTACCGACCTATCCCCACGCGCGGGGCCATAAGGTCTATTTAAAGCTGTTGTTGTATGTTTCCATAAGGAAGAATGCGCGTGTTGGCCGTCGACATCGGATGGCACAACATGGGCTTAGTGCTCGCAGAGACCCCGCTTAAGGGGCCCGATGTTAAAGTAGAGTTTTATAAGAAAGTCAGCCTCGCAGATTACAAAGACCTCGGTGAATCTAACGACGTCGTGCACCTCGTGCCACTCTTCGTGGACGACCACCACTTCATCTTTCAGAGCGCGGACGTCATCCTGATCGAGCGCCAACCACCATCCGGGCTGACAGCCATCCAAGCGCTCCTCCACTACATCCTCTCGAAGGAATACCAAAAGAGGGTGATCATCATCTCACCCAATTCCCTCCACGTGCACTTCGGTATAAGCCACTTGACCTACGAACAGAGGAAGGAGAGGACCGAATCCATCCTCGCGCGACACGTCAATCTCGACGACATCCCGGGAGATCGCAAACACGATATCGCCGACGCCATGTGCATGATCCTGTACTACAATTTTGAAAACGGGGTGCATTTTTTCGACCGTTTTAAATTCAAACTGTGATGGTAGATGAGAGTGCTAGATCTCTTTAGTGGCACCGGTTCCATAAAGAAGGCTTTGAGTGCTGAAGACACGTGCGTGTCACTGGACATCAATCGACGGTTCGGTAACCCAGACATAGAGGTGGACATCCTCGAGTGGGACTATAAGAGTGCCTTCAAACCCGAAGACTTCGATCTCATCTTCGCCGGGTGTCCGTGCACCGAATACAGTTCCCTCAGGGAGACGACCAAACACTTGAAACCACCCGACATCGAGTACGCCAACAAGCTCGTCCAAAAGACTTTGGAGATTTTCGACTACTTCAAACCCAAGTTTTGGTTCATAGAGAATCCAGACAGTGGTAAGCTGAAGAACCAATCCTTTATGGAGGACCTTCCCTACACCAGGGTCTCCTACTGTATGTATGGGTTTCCTTACCGCAAGAACACCCGACTGTGGACGAACAGTGGCTTCGAAGGGAGGTTGTGTGATGGGAAGAATGCGTGTGGGAAGATGGTCGGTCGTAAACACGGAGCCTCCATAGGTGATAAGAGCTGGGTCAGGAGTGACCAGAGAAACAGTTACCCACCCCAATTGGTCAGCGACATCATCGACCACTGTAGACAAAATCTCAACACAAAGTAAAACATGGCTCGGATGTCCAAACTGAACAAGATTATTCGCGGGGTGTCACCGAAGGAGGCGGCGAGGAGGCAACTCGCCAGGAAGAAAGCGATGGCCACGCAAAGAAAGTTGAACAAGTTGGCAACGAAGAAGGCCCTTCTTGATGAATTGAGGAAGATTAAACTCATCGAGAAGAAGATGAAAAATGCTAAACGTACCTTGGCAGCCATAAAGATTCAAAGAGCCGTCAGGAAGAGGCGTGACAACATCCGACGGGAGATGACCCGCCTGATGAAGAAGAAGTCTACATCATCATAGCAGCTGCGATGGCAATAGCCACCACGCACACACCCGACCCGACTGCACCGGTTCCAGCTAGGATTGTATTCGAGCTCGAGTCACCACCAGACTCGCCATCACCACCGCCACCGCCACCGGTATCATCCGTCCTCGAACCACCCCCGATTTGTGAACCCCCGTTATCCATGTCTTGATCGCACACCACATTGATACCAACATCCTGCAAATTACCCCGGACGTTGATGTCATTGATGCACACTTGGAGGTTCATTTCACACGCGTCGGAACCACTCGGTTTGAAACGCGTGCCGCTCGTGCACACGTTGTTCCGGCAGAACTTCCGCTCCTCCAATTGTTGGCGAGCACCTCCGCTCAGGGTGTCTGGAAGGTCACTCAAAAGTTCGTTGTGCTTCTGGTTGACACCCGAACAACCGGCAAACTCTCGTGCGTCACTACGGTTACACTTACCCTTGTAGGCGTTGTAGCACGCGCAGAAATCGTCTGATGGACCACCCAAGTCTGCGTCCTCGCAAAAAAGGGATGCGATCCTTTCGTACGCCTCCTTCCCGAGTGACTCTGACGAACAAGCGGTCGTCTTGACCTGCTCCGGGTTGTTTTCACAGTATGTGACCGCTCGCCCCTTGGCCGCGGCGTCTCCGAGCCTTCCTTGTAAGTAACCGAAACACGTTTGACCATCTGAACTCACGACTTTGTTCAAGTTTTTCACGTCTTCACAAAAACCACCGGTTGAGGCAGGGTAAGGACCGTCTTCGAGTTGCATTTCAGAGCCTACGAGCACTTGTTCCCAAGGGGATAGGCTATAGTGACACTCCGGATGCTCTTTATCGATCCGGTGCATGTCTTGCAACTTTTCAGGTGTCAACGCCTCGGTGACCTTACACTTACGCACCCAACCGCCTCCGGAGTGGTTGTAACCACATTTACCATAGTTTGACCAGATGTCGGCATCATCATTGTCAGAGCACCTCGACGCGGGATACTTCGATTTTCTGTTACCCTGGTTATCATAGCCATTGTACTCATTCTGATCATCCCACCCCGAACAGAAACATTTGTCGCGCACACCGACCGTGTTGGCCTTCGTGAAAAAGTAGACCATGCCTATTAGTGGTTGATATATTTTTTACATCATCGCGGCAGCTGCGATGCCACCTACGGCCAGCACACACAGCACCGAACTCACACCCCCGACGACGACTTTGTTGACTCCCTTCTTCTTGTCCTCGTCGTCCCCGTCTCCATCTGTACCGGAACCACCCCTACCACCGGCACCGTCCGTGTTTGACTGATTACACTTGACGTTAATCCCCACGTTTTGAAGGTTCCCGCGAATCCGTGCGTCGTTGATGCAGAGTTGAAGGTCGAATCGGCACTCGTCGGACCCGCTCGGTTTGAAACGGCTTCCCGACTTACACACGTTGTTCCTGCAGTACTTTTTCTTGGCAACCTGTTCGCTCGCGTCGTCGGGCAATCCCCACACCAACTCACTGTGTTTCTGGTTGACGTCCGTGCACCCGGCGTAACTGTCGGCGTCGTCCCGGTCACACTTTCTCGCAAAGGCGTTGTAGCACGCGCAGAAATCATCCGACTTGCCGTCACCGTCGCAGTACGTGGCGGCGACGGTGGCGTACAACTCTGAGCCCAAGCTCGTGCTCGAACACGTGGTCGTCTTGATTTGATCTGGGTGATCCTGGCAGAACGTGACCGCTTTCTCTCGCGCGGACTGTGTGCCCTCCTCGGTCATGATATGGGCGAAGCACGTCTGCCCATCCACGACGAGGTTGAGATTGTTGACATCTTGGCATTGACTAGATACCATCCCTACTAAGATGTCATATATATTTTTGACTTACTTGATGTACTTGATGATCGCGTCCAATTCTTCTTGGGTCATGTTCTTCGCCTTGGCCCTGTCACTGTACTTTTCTTTACGGATGGTCCACGCGTAGTAAAGGGCCAACACGATGACGACGGCCGCCAAGGTACGTCCTCTGCTGATCTTCATTATTACCTTAAGGCTTACAAAAAAAACATAAGTACGTCACTTCTCGACGCGACTCGCCATGGCGGAAACCACGTGTTGCTTCACCGACTGCAAACGCCGTCTCAACGGGTGGGGTAACAACGCCTCACCCCTGCACGCGGGGATGTGTTGTGACCACTGCAACGCCGAGCGCGTCATCCCGGCCCGTCTCGGGATGAAATCCTTTAAGGGGATGGATCTCCTCAGCGCCCTCTCGGATGAATAAGTCAAGATCAAGATGTAATACAAGTCAGCAGCGCGAACGCAAGCATAGCCCACCTCCCTTGGATCACACTCGCCGCCTCCTTAAACTCCTGTCTCGTCTCCGTCAGCCTGTCCGTGCGATCGACCGAGTACGCGGAGAGGAACACGCTCATGGCTGCCAAGGCCCCGAGGGGTGTGGCCATCTGTTCGGCCGGTCCCATCCCTGTGAGCATCGTGTTGATGGAGCCGAGGAGACAACCGTAGATTGCGCTTTTACCGGCAGTCGCCTCGACGAGTTCGAGTGGGTCGCGTCGTTCGGCGTAACACGTCCTGCGTCTTCGGCGGGACGGGCGGACTCGACATGGTTGAAAATATCTTTGAATACAGCTCATTACTTGTTGTCTAGGAACTTTTTAATTTGAAGCGTTTTCACCTTGTGACTCTCCTCCGTGCACACGACCGGACAGTCGGGTTTGTAGTTGAGGTCCAAGAATTCCGACGGGTCGACGTTCTTCATCGCCATCACCACCGCGTGGCGCTCGTTCGTCTCGTGGGTGGCCATGGGTATGTAATCCGCGGCACCCCACTCCCTGAGGAACGTGCACAGGGCTCGGTTGTCACGCGGGAAGCACGGACCACCGTACCCCCACCCAGCCTTGAGACACTTGTCCCCGATGCGCGGGTCCGAGCCCACAAAGTCCAAGACGTTGTCGGTCTCGTGGTCGTACCCGCTCCTCCACAGGGCTTCGGAAATCATGTTGGCGAAGCTGATCTTGGTGGTGATCATGCAGTTGAGGGCCAGTTTCGCCACCTCCGCGGCGGTCGGGGCCATGTAGTGGACCTTGGCGTCTTCCCCGTGGTTGATGCGGAAGAATTCGGAAATCTTCTCGTCCGGTTGACCACCGACGAGGATGTTCTTGGTCGTCTTTTGGTGGTTCACGATGTTCCCCAACTGGATGAAGAGGGGTGAGTAGTAGACATTCGGCCACTTTTTCATGTACCCCGGTTGGGTGGTGCACGACACGATGATCCGCTCGTGGCCCTTCTTGACGACTTCTTGGAGCACCCTCTCGAGGTTGCCGTGGTCGTACCCGGCGTAACACGTGGGCGTGTCCACGAGGACGACGCAGATGTCGGCCTGTGCGTCATCCGTGGTCTTGTAGGTCACCTTCCCGATGTTCTCTTGGACGCCCGGTTCGGGGCACTCGAAGGTTCCGTCCTGGAGGGATTTCACGTACTGCTCATTGAGATCGATCCCGGTGACGGTGTGTCCCTTTTCCGCGAGGAAGGTGGCGTACGCCAGACCGACTTTACCGATGCCGATGACGGTGACGAACATTACTAAGGTGACAGAGGCATAAAGCTTTATATCTATTATTCACCAGAGATGGATGTTTATAGACCAACCGGTGTCGAAGCCCTCGGGAACCTTTCCCTGAGTTTGGCCACGCACTTTATTCGTTCAGAAAACCCAGCGGTGCACGAGGACGTGTACAAGTACGGCAGGGATCGATGGTTGAAGTTCGACCGCGTGGTCAAGGATGGGGAGGGCACCATCAACTACAAGGGCGTCCTCAACAGTTTCTTGCACCTGTCCCACCCGGGGATATCGGACAGGATGCGTCGCTGTCTCCAACCGACCGAGGAGCTCCAGGCCCACGTGGACTGTTGTTACCAGAAGGTGAAGCACTGCGCGGCGGCGTTCCACATCAGGATGGGTCTGAACGCCGAGGACAGCGCCAAGTTTGCCCAGTACCCAGCCGCGTCCATGGATGCCGTGGAGGCCATGATTGCCTACGCGAACACCCTCGACAAACCGGTGTACGTCTTGAGTGACAGCGATTCGACCAAGGCGTACTTTATGTCCAAGGTCCCCAAGGCGGTGTGCATGGACTTTGAGATTGGTTTCACCGCGTGTGAAAAGTCCCAAGTCGAACCGTCGGACGACGACGCCGTCAAGCGCAGGAACTCCTTCACCGAGTGGTTCCTCCTGTCCAAGATGCCGGTGATCTACACGACGATGGGTGGGGTGAACCACCGGAACATGATGCCGTACCACGTGGAAGGGGTGTCGTCGACCTTTGCCTACAGCGCCGGTATCTACGGGTCGGTCCCCGTGTGGTACGTCTTCAACGACGGGTGCATCTTCTATCCGAACGGGAAGAGCAAACCGTTCGAGCGACATTTTTGGTCCGACCGAGACATCGGGAAGTTCATCCTCCTCGACAACCCCACCGACAAGAACAAGGCGTTCGTGGAGCGTCACTTGGGGATGTGGACCGTTGTCCAGGAGCTCCCGGACAGGTTCAGGTACGCCCTCAGGTGGTCCGACGAGTGTGAGATGGGTGACTTGGACGTCATCCGTCGATGGGTGGTCTCCCGGGAGGGTGGTGAACTCCGTCCAGGGCTCACCGGGACAAAAAATGTAAACGTATAGATATACACAGATGGCTGGCGTCCCGTCCTACGCGCAAGTGCAAAAGTTCGCCCAAGGTTTGATCGACCCGGAGATGGGTTTCATGGCTGTCCTCTTCCTCGCCCTCGTCGGCCTCTTCCACATGATTGTCACCTCCATGGGCATCAGCATTTTCAAGAAGTGCGACGCCAAGAAGAGTGAGAAGACGTACATCCGCAACAACGAGTTCCAGGTGGTGACCTTGACGTTGGGATTGGCCATTCCGTTCACCCTCCTCATCAACAAGTTTTTCAAGAACGACGTCCCGGCCTTCTTGGCCATCTTCGGCATCTTGGGTCTCATCAACTCCGCGATGACCTTGGACCTCACCAAGAAGTGCTCCAACGCGAAAAAGTCGGACGAGACCTGGGCCGGCATCAGCCTCGCGGTCTTCTCCCTCCTCGTCTTGGTCGGTGGCTACGGCGTCACCCGCAAGGCGAAGGGTGCGGTGAACGCGTACCGGGCGTCCAAGGCTGCCTAATCTAAATGTTTTGTAATACCAGTACATGTCCGTGGTGCAGACGATACACTTCCTGTTCATGGTCCTGGCCTACGTTGTCCGTAGGGCAGGCACATTTTCACACAAGGAGAAGGTCGAACTCATCGAGCTCGTCTTTCACGCCGCGACTCATCCTCACGACGCAGTAAAATTTTATTTAGCAGGTACAGGTTCACCACCAGGCCCAGCAGTGCGTACGTGCTCGAGAGGTTTACCCCTCCCTTCCTGAATTCGTAAATCACCCAAAGGCTGCTCACGAAGACGGCGAGACTGATCTCTTGGAGGTCTAACTTCTCCGTGGCCCGGTTCACACTGGCGAGGAGTTGGATGAAGCCGATGGTGAGGGCCACCGTCAGGATGGTGCCATCGACATCCATATGTGCTATATGTGAGTGAAAAAAATCTGGGTAGGGAGTACAACAGCAATGGATAACATCCTCAAGGCCCACGAAGGCGTCGTCGACACGAAGCACCTCCTCGCCGTCGTCGAACGCATCAAGAGTCAGTACCTCCACGACGGTTTGCAACAAACCGACATCCCGGGCATCATCTCCATCCTCATGCGTGAGACCTCGAAGATTAAGAAGCTCAGCGGTCCGGAGAAGAAGCGCTTGGTCAAGTCCATCCTTTTCCACCTCATCGAACAGATCCAACCGGGTGAGACCGACACCGAGCTCGAGACCTTCCTCAAGAAGCTCGCCGACCCGATCATCGACGCCGGTGCGCAATTGATGAAGCTCAAGAAGCTTAAACTTTTCGCGTGTTGCATGAAGTAAGATGTTCCCCGATCTCAAAACGATCGTCGACTACGGTGTGTACACGGTCAAGGATTTACAATTGTATAACAAAGGCTTGCTCAAGCGACGCAATGTGTCTAGGAACAGAACGTGCGAGGTGTGTCACTACGTGTGCCGCGAGACCTCGGTCTCGTGCGACAATTGCTTGGGTTTGGTCTCTATGATGAGTCCCAAGGCTGACTCCAGATCGTTGTGAGTCGTCTTCAGGGGTTTGGGCCGTTTCAGCTTTAAGGGCTGGTTCGGTACGTCACTCTTCTTTATTTCCTCCATCCTAAACTTGTTCGGTTGGGACAAGTCGTCGGTGGTGGCAATAGAGGCACTGACGGTGTCAATCTTCTTGGGTGGTTCGACGTCCTTGGCCGCGCCCTCGCGAAACTCCTCGATGGTCATGTCGCCGCCGAAGACGTTGAGGTGGTATCTCCACGGCGCCGGACGCACCCGTCCAATCTTATCGTACATCCTCTTCCGCATGATGATGATGTTGGACGAGATGACCCCGCCGCGGGTGATCCCGTACTTGTCTATGGCGTACGCCTTCATGCACGACCAGCTGCAAAAACACCCCGTCGTGCTGAACCTATTTCGTAGTTCATCGTATTTGTATGGTAAGGCCAGTTGCTCGCCCTCGAACGGGTGCACGCACCACCAACACCACGTCATGTCTGGAAATCACATGGGTGTCGTCTTTATACCGAAAAGTAAACGATGGCACCGATGACTATAAGGAGACAAAAGACAATCACGATGAGGGTGATCATCATCACCGGGTCTTCGGCGACGCCGTTGTCTTCTTCTTTTTTCCGTCGGTCGATCATCCACTGTGGCATCGGTGGAATCTCCTGTTCGTTCCACTGTTCCCAGTCGATCTCTGGGAAGTCGGTGTCGACGCACCCACGGATGACGTCCGAGGTCGAGGACTCCTTGAGGTTATACTGGTTCCCACAGATGGTGACACTCCCCGGGCACGCGGGCATGGACTTGGGTCTGAACTGATCCGCTTCGCACACGCGCTTCCGACAGTGTCTGTTATTCACGAGGATGTCGTACCCTTCCTGTCCGATGGCGTCTTCATCCGCCAATAGGGGGTCGATGGCGACCATCGGGCACGTCGCCGCACCGGGCGTGTCCGCGCACTTGGTCGGGTGGAGGACGTTGTAGCACCCACACCACCACTTCTTGTGATTTCCAGGCGTCTCGCAGTACGTCGTCGCCAACTCTTCGTAGAGCGTGTCCCCGAGAGCCGATCGCCGACACAGGTCGTGATTGTTCTCTAGGCGGTTCTCGTCCTCGAGGAGGCAGAACTCCCGACGGATGGAATTGTCTGTGTCCAGGTCGTAACACTTGACGTCACTCCAACTGATCGCGTCCTCGTACCTCCCGAGTTTGTCGTGGTCACAGTACTTCACCTTACCTTCGTCGTACAACTGCTTCGCCTGGTCTTTGTACGTCTGATCCCAGTCTTTGGTCGACCACTTTTCCCACTTGAGGAGGTCACCTTTGGAGAAGGTGTCCATGTCGTCCATCTTGGCTTTGCAGTGATCGTACCCACCCTCGTTCTCGAGGTTGCATGGGTCGGCCATCTATCATTTACAAAGATTTTATGTACTCTCGCACGTACGACCTCACCCCTTCGGTCAACACACTGATTGCTTCTTTTTCGTTGTACTTGATCCCGGCGTTGTCCAACATGGAGATGACGAACCACGGGTTGATCTCCTCAGTCTCCCTAATGTACTTGTAGATCTGGGCCTTCGGGTCCATGTATTCCTTCGTCCGGAGCCAATACAGGATGATGGCGACGGCGATGGCGATCAAGACGGCGTTCAATCTCATATGTCACATGTGGTCATTTTTTTTCTCAGGTACCAACAATAATGGGAGGAGGTAAACAGCAAACCATCGAACAATTTTTCTCCTTCGATGTCGTCTCCAAGAACCTTTACGAACAGACCACGAAGAACACGGCGCGCGCGGTCGCGTCCCAGACCGGGATCAACCGCTTGAAGATTGTCATCTCCGGTAACAACATCGGCTGTGACATCAACGTCAACCAAACGGTGAACGCGGAGATGCAGACGGAGACGTCCACCGTCGCCCAGTTGATCGTGGAGAACAAAGCCCAAATCAACAACGACCTCCAGGCGGCGATGGAGGCGAACATGGACTTGGTCACGGAGATGGGGAACTTTGAGTTCGGGAACGAGCAAAACCTCAAGCAGCAGATGCGCACCCGTCTCGAGAACATCATCGATCGGACCATCACCACCGAGAACGTGTCGGAGGCTTTCGGGGAACAAGTCGCCATCAACCGAGGTGAGCTCATCATCCGCGGGAACATGGACTGCACCTCGGGCTATGGTGGCATCAACTTCAGCCAGGACATCACGATGCAAATGGGCATCAAGGCGACGTTGGACATGATTAAGACGGCCATCAACAACGACGAGTTGACGAACAAGATCAAGGCGGCGGCCGACGCGTCCGTGAAACAAGAGAACAAGGGGATCGCCGACGTCGTCAAGTCGTTCGGTGCTTCCTGGATCGCGCTCTTCGGTCTCTGCGTCATGGTCTTCGCGACCTTGGCCGTCCTGGGAATGGCCGGGAAGGGTGGTGGTAACAAACCGGGTGCTGGCAACGGACGGATGCGCTCGGGAAAGAGATTCTAAACTTAAAGTGAACGAGTGATTACACTATAAAGGATGCTCTTAAGCATCGACGTTGGCATACGTAACTTGGCCATGTGTTTGCTGGACGAGGAGACAAAGACCATCACCCAGTGGGACGTGAGCGGCGTTCCACCGGAGAGTGACGACGGTCTCTTCGTCAGCCTCCGCAAGCACCTGGACGACAAACCGTGGGTCCTCGACGCGACCACGATCCTCATCGAGAAGCAACCGGACCGGAACAAGAAGATGGTGAGTGTGATGCATTTCCTCCAGAGTTACTTCATCATCAAGGTTCCCACTAGTGAGACCATCCTCTACGACGCCAAGTACAAGATCCCGGACATCGTCGGCGCCGGGAAGGTTCAGTACAACAGACGGAAGAAGGCGGCGATCGAACGCGCGCGTCAGTTCATCGCGGACACCCCGTCGAACCATCACTGGATTCCCGTGTTCGACGCGAGTCGGAAGAAGGATGACCTCGCGGACACCGTCATGCAGGGACTGAGCTTCATAAACCGGGTCGAACCCAGGGTCGCGGCCACCAAGAAGAAGGCGGCGAAGAAGATCACCGCTCGCCGACCGACGGAACACCAAAAGTCCACAAAGTACAGCAAGAGCAATCTGGCCTATCTGTGGAAGAACAAACTTCCGTGCGAGGCCCTGGAGGAAAATAAGCGCTTTATGAAGGACATCAAGAGGTACTGGAGATCACTGGATGACTTTATTAAAGAATTGGATCCACACTAGACAAAGGAAGAGCAATGTTCACCGTGAGCAAGAACGTCCACGTCGTCCCGGTCTACGCCGGTCGCAAGAAGGAACTCAAGAAGTTCCGCAAGTTTGGGAAGAAACTCCTGAAGGAACGCCGGACCGACTTCGAGCGGATGGGTGACCGGATGAAGGACATCGCGCGCGAGGAAGAGCGTCGAACCAAGGAGCTCCTCCGCGAGCACCGAGAGTTTTTCGAAAAGGACCGAGAGGTGCTCCCACCGGGGGGTGACACCGCTATCGATTTCTTCGATAAGCAAAAGTGAAGTAGACCGCACCTAAAGCAAACAATGTAAATAACATCTTATTATCCTGCTCAACCGCTACCATGGCGCAGAGGATGCTGTACTGGGCGAACCTCACCTCCCGTCGCGCCCGATCGATCTGTCTTTTCATGGCGGACCGACTCCTCTCGAGACCAGCCACCGCGGTGGAGATGTTGGCGATCGTCGTCGGCATCTGCGCAGCCGTGCTCACGTAGGATTTGACGTCGACGACGTCTTTGATTTTGTCCTTAAGGATGGGTTCGAGGTAGGTGTAGTAGTTGAAGTCCCCATCCAACTGCTTGGCCTGTCCCTCGACGAGGGTGAAGGCTTTGGCGAGGTAGATGAAGTTCGAGGGGAGGAGGAAGGGTTTGGTCTCCGCCAGTTCCATGAGGATGTCGTCTTGGAGGATGGTGTCCGTCAGGTTTTTAATGTCCACACTTTCGAGGTACTGGAGGATGGCGTCGAGGAAGACTTCGATGTCCGCCTGATCGGCGGTGGGGATGATGATTCTCAACCGGATCAAGGTTTCGACAATCTTTTTGGTGTCCTTCTTGAGGATGTGTGAAAGGATCTCGAGGCACCCGTCCATGAGTTCCTTCTCGATGGTCACCATGAGGCCGAAATCATAGAAGACCAAGGCTTCGCCGTTGAACCCGAGGTTCCCCGGGTGGGGGTCACCGTGGAACAGGCCGTCCTCCATCGTCATCTTGACGTACGCCCGGGTCATCGCCTCGACGAGTTTTTTCCTGTTCACGTGGGGGTCGTCGATCTCGTTCAACTTTTGTGAAGGCACGTACTCCATCACGATGACGTCCCTCGAGCAGTACTCGGTGTACATCTCGGGAACCTTGACCCACGGCACATCCTTAAAGTTTTCTTTAAAGCGTGTTCCGTTGTGCACCTCCTTGACGTAATCACTCTCACCGATGAGGTTGGCGATGCTCTCGTCTAGGACGTACCCGTTCCCCGTGCCCGTGTCCACACCCAAGCGTTCGAGAAAGTTTACGATGTCTTTGATGTTTTGGGTATCCATTCGAAGGATGTCCTCGATGTACCTCCTTTTAATCTTTATGACACAGTCCCTCCCGTCACTCAAGGTGGCGCGGTGGACCTGACCGATGCTCGCGCTCTTGAAAGGTTTGGTCTCGAAGTAGGACAGTCCACGAGGAAGCATGGAGTAATCGACGGGATCGGGTGGGCAGGCGTCTTGGAGCAAGGTGAGCTCTTCGCACAGTTCGGGTGGGTATATGTCCGATCTCGTCGACACTATCTGCCCCAGTTTGATGTAGGTGGCACCCAACTTTATGAGTTCATCCCGGGTCCATCGACCCAGTTCCCTCTTGTTGGGTGTCGTCGCGTTCTTCCATAAAAACTTACCAGCAAACTTCCACGTTTTCAATCGCTGTTTGGCCCTGTTCGGCGGACCGGGGGCTTTCACGGAGACGACCTTGATCATCTTCAACTTACATGCTCGGCACATAAAAAATCTCCCATAAATGCAAGAATGCGCGTGCACATCGTCGGCTGCGGTCCGACGGGAATGGCGCTCGCGTGGGAGATCATCCACGGCACCGACCACGAGGTGATCCTTTACGACAAAAAGCCCGGCCCGGGTGGTTCGTGGTGGGAACCGAGCACGGAAGAGCGTGACCTGCACAGTCACAGGATCGTCTTCCAAAACGCCTACGTCAACACCCGATCTTTGTTCGATGAGATGGCCATGGAGTGGTCCGAGATCTTCGAGCCGTCGACGGTCGGCATGTACGGGGCTCTCCTCCCCAAGCTTTCCTTCGTGGATTACGTCTCCCTCACGTCCCTCGCCACGAGAGTGCTCGCCAATCCGGAGTACTACAAGAAGATGAGCCTGAAGGAGGCTGTCGGTCGCCTGTCCAGGGGTGGGCGGGATGTCCTGAAGCACACCCCGATGATCATGGACGGTGTTCCGTGGACGAAGATGACGGCGTACGAGTACGTCAAGAGTTTCGACGTCATCGCTCTCAGTCGTCAGTACACCCAGAAGGTTTCCGGGAAGGTCATGTCCGACCAAATGCGTTCGGCCCTCGAGGTGGCGGGTGCCAAGTTTGTCTTCGACGCCGAGTTGGAGAAGGTGACGTACGGCGAGAACGATTACTTGGCCACCTTTAAGGGTAACGGCGTCCAACCGGTCAAGGACGGAATGATGCTCCTCGCCGTCGATCACGCCCAAGCCAAGCGGTTGGTCGGTGACAACTGGGGCCCGAACGCCTCGGCCAAGTTGGACAGTGGTCTGTACGAGGCCATGAATGTTTTGGTGGATTTCGAGGGTGAGGCCCCGGACGTGTCCTTCTTCGAGGCTGTGATGGACACGAGGTGGAACATCATCCCCGCGCGTTTGGCGGACAAGAAGACCCTGTCGTGCGTCATCACGGAGTTGACGAGTGAAGTCAGACGCTCACCCCCGGAGACGATCAAGAGGGAGGTCGTCAAACAGCTGGGTCTCACCGGTGTCCGTGACGTTCGCATCGCGTGGGGATCACACTGGGACGACGAGGCCAAGGGGTGGTCCTTCACCCAAAGTTCCGGGGCGTACGGGTTGTTGGGTCAGGTCCCATTCTGGGGTGCGTGCCCACACGTCGCCCTCGTGGGGATGATGTCCCCGAGGGACACACCCTTCGCGTCCATAGAGAGCGCCGTGGAGGTGGCGAGAAAGTTTTGTCACGAGGAGTTCGGCACGCGTGCACCCCTTCGACCGTTCCTCTTGACCCACGCCTTGGTTGTGTTGGTCGTCCTCTTGGTGATGGTCTTCACACTTTAGAAAAAATCTCGCGTTACAGCATGACTCTGTCGACTTGGGAACACCCACTGAATAAAAAAAGACGCTTGAACCGTACTGCGTTTAGAGAGGCGACAAAAAATGCACTCCCCAGAAATGTGGTCAACAAAATTTTTAGCTACAAGGAAGCTGCGAATTACCTTAGAAATACATATCCTCTTGCGCATAATCAAGTACGGAATGCATTCACTCGCTGGCTCACGAATTCAAATTCAAAAATGAACACTTCTGAGAAGTTGAAATTTATCGATAAATCGATAAATTCGATTGGGTATACTCAAACTGCTAAATACATAAACCTTATCAATTCCGAGCATCAATTGTCAAAACTCACTAAATATTTAATATTGGTGGAAAAAAGAAGCCCTCATTCGATATCGAAAAAGTTGACTGAAAGGGAATTCGTGCGAAAGTTTTTGAAACAAAATGACACCACCATGAAAGAAATTTTTAATGTCTTGAGGAATCGAAATCTCTTCTTGAATTACTCGCAATTACACAAAATCATTGGACTCATGGGAAACCGAGGTGACATATTGAATATATTAAAAAGTCGTATGAACCAGACCATCAATGCAAAACAAAAAGCCCTCAATCACGTTGAGAAATTAATAGTGAAAATGCCGAGGACTCGGTTGCAGGTGAAGCGGAAATATATGAATGATC